AAAAAATATATTAGAAATTCAACACACAATAATCTGGTTGGACTGTCATGGTAATTTCCTGGGCTGCATTTTCTGTATCCCAATTATAATCTCCAAAGTTAGCATCTGTAATTAAAGCACCTTTAACTACCCATTCTGATACTATATCCCCTACAGGACCTAACACATTAAATGTTAAATCTTTTTTATAGAAATCACTATATCCATCTCTACCTGTCACTGATTCGTGGTGTAGTCTTACCCACTCCATTACGGATTGAGCACCTGAAGGTGTTATTGGGTCGGATAATGTGAATTGGATTGTACCCCAAGTTGTTTTACCTTTCACAAAACGTTGAACGTTAATGTGGTTTAAAGGTACTGTTCCTTGGGTTAGGGTAACTGCCCCCATTCCCTTTACAATATATGATGGAAAACCATCCATATACATTATAAATCTATTCTTTTGTTTAGGCTCAAAAGCCGTATAGAAAATCTCATTTGGATCTAATACTGCCATTTTATATATGTGTTATTTTATTTTATTATAAATATATTAAATTTTAATCTTATGCAGGAAAACTTGCCCCCGTTGGTGTTACATTAAAGTCTAATATAATGAATTCAGCTGTTTTAGTCGGTTGAATAAATATTTGACCTAGTAATTCATTTCTATCAATTACATCTGGGGTATTATTTGTATCATCCATTACTACTTTAAATGCATATAATCCTTGTCTTTGTTGGATTCCTTCTAGATATGGGTTAACTTGTGTTAGGAAGTTATTTCTAGTAGCAATAGTATTTTGTTCGAATACTAAGGTATTAGATAATTGAGAAATATAACTTTTTAAAGCAATTAACAATCTTCTAACATTTACACGATCCAAGGCACTTGCACGTTTTTGTAATGTTTTTTGCCCAAATACTACTACTCCAGTTGATGGAAATGTTGCAATTGGGTTTACATTGGCCTCATATAAGGTATTTCTTTGACCAGCAGTTAATTTTCTTTCAGCTTTTAATACTTGACCTAACCCTCCTCTAGTAATACCTGCGGGTGCAAACCATGGTTCACTTGATGAATCAGTGTACGCATATACTCCGGTAATCATCGTTGAAGATGGTACTGACACTAATTCTCCAGTATTAGGGTCGACTGTTTGAACCCATGGCCAATAGGCCGCTGCATAACTATTATCAAACCCTGATGCTTTTTCAACTACATTTGTTACTGATGCTCCATATCCATATAAATCGATTATAGAAATATTATCACCTCTAGAAATTGAATTATTAACTAAACTTGTAATTTGAGTAGCGTGGTTGTTGTGATTTAAACCAGGTACTGAAATTATGTTATATTGATACTCATCTAAGTTAGAAAGTAAAGAAATGGCATTATCATAATCCACTCCTGTTAAACCCTGTGCATCAGTTGCATCTATATTATTGTAAAAGTTAGCAGGTCTCCCTGATGGGATATTTGAACCTGAGGCCCCACTAAATGATCCTGATCCTATTGTCGGAATAGATCCTGTATATTCAGCTTTGGCCTTTCCTAAATTATCAAAATAGTTAGGTGTTTTTGTGTCTACTGATTTTACTCTTACGTATCTTGATGCATTTGCATAAGAACCAGATTCTTGTATATAATAATCTGTTCCTTCGTTTCTTAAGTTTTGGTCTACATCCCCAATTACTTTTGAAATATAATTAGATGAATAAGGATCTAATGATATATTATTATATGATTCTAATACTACTTTAGAGTTGGGAACATCATTACCTCTACGAATTAATAAACTAAATGTTCCAGATGATGTATTAGCACTTGCAATTTCCCAACGGATATTATCTACTGAACCTGAGGCTAGAGAACCACTAGTTTCAGTGGAGGTAGAGTTCATAATTTCACCTTCAGAAATTGTTTCTAAAGTAAAAGCAGCTGAACCCGTATCCCCTCCTGTCAGTATAGATGAAGTTGCAGATGTAAATGAACCAGATGTTACTCTAGTTACTAATAAACTATTACCCCCATTCTGGAAATAATTGTTTGCTGATATTGAGGTTAGATAAGAGTATATGTTTGATCCACTTTCTATAGTAGAACCAAAAATAGAAGTATATTCACTAAATGAAGTAACTAATGTAGGAATTTCTACAGGACCTTTTGCTGATGGGCCTATGATAGCGGCTCCAAATTCTCTTGGTCCCTGTGTTATTTGTGATTGGTCATTTTCTCTTGCTAAAACGCCTGGGGATAATAATGTTTCTGCCATTTTTATAAGTTAATTAAAAT